CGGGAATCACGGAAGATTCTTTATGAGGTTTCGCGAGAGACTTCATAAACAATCTTCCCAATTCACACAGAGGGTACATCATGAAAATTTACAGAGAGCTTTACAGAGTGGCTCGACAGTATTACGAAAACCAGCACCGAGAGAATGGCTGGTGCGGTGTTATCGCTTGCGCGGTAGCGACCGGCTCAGCCTTCGGCAAGGCTCGCTCAGTGCTTTACAAGCATGGCCGCAAGAATGGAGAGGGGTCAGAACACAGCGCTATATGGAGGACGTTGGAGGACCTCGGGTACTACTCCAACTGGATACCTGAGGAAGAATACAGAGCGCGGACGCTTCACACGGCAATTAAGGAGTTCGCTAAGCGCGACGGCACATTCTTCATCTACAGCTGCAAGGGTAGAACGGCTCACGTCACATGTGTTAAAGACGGCCAGGTCGAGGACTGGGCGCACCCTGACATATACCCGACGGCGCGCATGAGAGCTGACAAGCGCAAAGTCTACCGAGTCGAACGAATCACCAAGCAGGGCGCCTAAGGGCGCCTAAGGAGACACTATGACAACCAAGCAAGTCAGGAAGCAAATCGAAGAGCGGCAGCGCGACAGAGGCGACTCTGAGCTGCGCCTGATCATGATCTACGGCAGCGTCTTCTGCGCTGTCCTGATCACCTTATCATTGAACACCTTAGGAGGTTAAGCATGATCAAACTCATTAAAAGAGCGCCGCGAGGCTGGCAGGGGAACGGCTTTGGCTATGACTGCGCGACGTGGGTTGTAGCGGCTGAGCCGTCGATCACAATCGCAAAGGCTGGTTATAACTGGGTAGCGACACAGAACGGCCAGCGCATCGCCAGAGGATATGACAGAGCAATGGTGCTCGAGTCGCTGGCTGAGAAACGACCTGAATTAGTGGAGGATTAAGCATGTACAGGCATTGGTACGACCTAGTAAACGCAAACGGCGACCTAGTAGCGGAGCTGATTACCGGCTACACCAATCGCGACAAGCAAGAATACTACGACGAGTTTATCGCTGGCGAGGTTCTGGCGAGCTTTTCTAAGGTGCGCGGCGAGCGCGTATTCGTGGCAACATGGCATGCGGAGGACATCTAAAATGTTTGAAGCTACTCAACACTTCTTTGACAGGGTCGCTGAACGCGGCCTTGCCTCTGCTGACATCACAGAGGCCTACAAGCACGGCAAGCGCTTTGCCCGATACGGCAAGGCAAACCAATTCATTTACAAGGGTGAGCGCGTCACTTTGGTCGTCCAGCTGGTCGGTCGCACTGAGCGCTTCCTGACGGCTTACAGGAGCAATTAGCAATGTGGTATATCAAGATATTCCTTACACACTTGAACCCCCTGTGGAGGCTCTCAGAGCAGCGAGAGAGCTTCCTGTCGGGTAGTTCACAGACAGAGCGCTGGAGCGAGTACACGCCGACGCGCACGATTCGACACAATAATGTCCAATACACTTGGGAGTTCAGACTATGACTGACAGATTCGACGATTACCAATTGCACCAAGAAGCTCAGCGCATCGCGGAGGAGATGGAGCGCGAGGTTAAGATTAACCCTGCCGCTAACCCGTACGACTTGGCTCGGGAGTTCGCTCAGAACCACCCGTGGGCTATCTACACCTACCAAGCGCTGCGCGTCTGTACTGAGAACAACACAGATGACGCAGAGTATGCGCTGGGCGAGGCGAGGCTGTACCCCAAGACGCTCGGAGCAATGGCTGTCGGTATTGCTGAGGAGCTGCTGTATCAGACAGCTTGCCAGTATTACTACGGCGAGGACGCAGAGGGGGAGCTGTATGAGTAAAGACCAAGACGGAGGCAGGGCAATGAAATACAAGGAACACATGGACGGCCTTTATCGTGTGAAGATGCGAGGCAAGGTTGAATATATCGGGCCTAATTCCTTACAAGCCCAATACTGTAAAGATGACAACGACTATGATGCCTACAAGGTGGGTAGGACAGCTCGAGCGACTCTCGAGTATCACGACGGCTATCGTTGGGAGAGGCACTTATGAGCTGGAAAACTGAAGAACGATACGACAGCGAGGAGCTGCGCAGACAGGTCGTGTACATCGCCGACGCGGTTTTAGCTGCCTACGACGGCAGCGACGACTTCGATTATTGGTCGAAAGCCTATGACGTTTGTGCGGGCCACGAGTGGACTATACACCACTACAAGGCGCTGCGCGTCTGTGCTGAAAACGACACAGCGGACGCTGAGGAGATTGTTAACGAGCTGGAGCTACGCCTGCAAGGCGACACCATTGGCGAGCACGCTTGTGCTGTAATGAGAGAGTTACTGCACGTTGCAGTATTGACAGAATTAGACGACAGAGGAGTTGAGATATGAAACTGAGAAGTAATACAAACATCCACGGCGTTACAGGAATCGACATCAATCACGAAGCCGGTGACGGTTGGATTGATATCGTCGCACTGGGCGAGGACAGCGCAGAGTTCGAGACTACGCTGTTCATCGGCCCCAATGACGACGGACGCAGAGAGCGCTGCATCGCTATACTGGAGAGCATGAAGGCTCAGATCACTAACATCTTACAGGAGCTTGATAACGATGCCTAAAGTAATGATGATAGAGAGGCCGCACCCGATGGTAGACAAAGCAACGCAGCGCCTCTACAGGTTCGAGAGCGGGACGGTGATGAGCGCTGTCCGGGCAAACGATCGGAAGAGCTGGGAGGCTGCTGTACTGGACGAGGACGGCGGGTGGCTGACGCGTACGATCTTCCCGAAGGCTGACAAGCTGGAGCAGGATGTACTGTTCGGATTGTCAGAGAGCGCGCTGCTGACAATGTTGGACGAGATCGAAGAATGGGAGGGTAAGCACCAATGAGTGACCATCACAACGACCAAGCATATGAGGCCTTGTTCGAGGCTGCTATACACGACCGCGCCGAAGAGGAGTTAATGAGCGGCGACATCAGACGATTCTGGGAAGCCTTTGGCCCTGACGGCGTTTACGAACTGTTCGTGCAGGGCAACACTAACGGACGTGCGGCGGGTAAGAAGTTCGTGACAGAGCTGCGCAGCGCCATCGCTGACCAAGACGCTGAGGCTGTGGGCTGGAAAGTCATAGAGCTTATGTGGGGCGTTTACAGAAACGACGCCGTCGGCTTCCTAGACGCTGAGGAGTGGCGTCCCTTTGGGTGGGAGCGCTGCGATGAGTGAGAGCTTCTATCGTGACATCGATGGTGAGTTGTTCGAGTATGACCTAAGACCCAGTCCCCGTGAGAAGGTTTACTGGGAGACCTACAAGGCGCGTCCGAGTGACGTTAAAATACTGACTGACGTGACGGCCAGCACGGCCAAGCGTCTGCAATCTGAAATAGCGGAAGACATAAACAAGGAGCTTAACAATGCAAGTTAATAACACCCCGACCTACAAGCTGGCTCGTAAAGACGCACCACAGACCAGCAAAGACGCCGCCAACACAGTGTCGACCGGCAAGCTGTTGGCGCTAGTTTATGACGAGGTCGTCAAGGCTGGCGAGCGAGGCATCACGACAAAGGAGATCAGGGCCATGTATCCCTATCTCCCTTACAGCAGCATCACCGCTAGACCGGCGACGCTAGAGGAGAACGGCGACATTTTTTACCGAGGCGACAAGCGCGACAGGTGTCGTATTATGAGAGCATCAAATTACAGGAGCACAGACAATGTATCAGGGTAACGAGTTCGGACGCAGGGAATATATCGTAGTACAGACTGAGAATGGCCCTATCGTCGTGGAGATTGACGAGGGCGGTATCGAGTGGGCTGATAACGTAGAGAATGACAACAATGGATAATATTGATATGCACAACATGAGCAAATATGACTACTGGGACTCAGGTGACGCTGAGCTGGACTTTATCGAGAGCAAGCTGGAGGAGGTCACGTCCGACATGATACTCGACGACGACTCTGTGAGCTTCTGGGAGACGATGGGCTTCGACGGCTTTCACCAGACCTACGGCCACTACGTGGGGCGCTACGAGTCTGAGCTGAAGGCCGCTATCGCTCGCAAGCAATACGAGAAGATTGGCAAGCTGGTGGCTCAATATGTGCGGGACTGCTACGAAGAGGCCGCGCACAAACACATAGGCGAGAATCTAGAGGAGTATGGTTTCTATGAGCGAGGATAAAAAACACGCTTTGGCTGGGCTGATTCTTATCAGCCTGCTTTTCCTTTCACCGTGGATTGAGGTATTGCTATGAATATATTTTATCTACACAGCGACCCCGCTAGATGCGCTCAGCAGCACTGTGACAAGCACGTAGTCAAGATGATACTGGAGTATGCCCAGCTGCTTTCGACGGCTCACAGGGTCTGTGACGGCTCTGTGTACTATGAGCCAGCACGACGCTCTGGTCGCATGGTCAAGCGCTACTATCTAGACGACGACAGAGGTGAGAGGCTGTATCAGGCGACTCACGTCAATCACCCGTCAGCAGTGTGGGCTAGGGAGAGCGCAGCCAACTACTTCTGGCTGTTCAACCTGTTCGACTGTCTGCTAGACGAGTACACACACAGGTACGGCAAGACGCACAAGTGTGCCGAGCTGAAGGAACACCTATGGGAACCGCCTAACAACATACCGATGGGTGACTTTACACCCCCGACGCTGGCTATGCCTGACGAGCACAAAGCAGTCTCCGACTGTGCCATAACCTGCTATCGGGACTACTACCACACTAAAGACTTCGCCAAATGGACTAGTAGAAAAGTCCCTGAATGGTGGAAATTGAGGACTGCATGAGATTACTAACTATCGCACTGCTGCTGACTCTCGCATCTTGCCGAGGGTTCAGCGGCGTTCCCAGTAACCTGATCGACGACCCTGAGGTGTTCTATTGTCCTGTGGGGGAGTTCGCTTATTGTGAGGGCAAGGCAATCGACGCTCTGCGCTGTGAGTGTATCGACAGAAGACTACAGCGGACAGTTCTTGAAAGGCTGTCCTGATTTACAAACTTGACAAAAGGTGATATAATGTTTATATGGGATATTTCGTTCAGGAACGGCTTCGGCGTTGACTTGTCATTAGTCAATGAAACCGGAGTCTGCGAAACTCCTGACGATGAAATGATACTGGCTGAGATCAGTGTGTTTCAGCTGCTTCTGCCTTTCATCGGCATAAAGATGGGATCAATGCAAATTATAGAGGTGATTGATGACTGAGGAAAATTATGTAGATTTAGCTCTGACAGTTGCAGGGTTTTATTTAACGTTAAAAGCTGTGTCTATGTTTTTACTTTGAGAGGTAGATTATGAGCGATATTGTACAGGCCCATCAGGCCTGCTCTGACTGTGGCAGCAGCGATGCTCTCTCGATCAACAGGAACGGGAGCACGTATTGTCACAGTTGTAACCAATACACACCACCACAGGAGGCTCAGATAGCTCCTGTAGCCCCTCAGAAGCCCTCTAAGAGCGTTTCTAGCTTCGAGAGTATCCTAGCTAGCCTTCGCTCTGGCGTCGCTCACAGCGTCCCTGAGAGAGGCCTGAGTGCTGCCTCGTTACGACACTTCGGAGTCGTGATCGAAGACGGTAAGGTAATCTACCCTTACTACAACGACGACAAGGAGCTGAAGGCTGCAAAGATAAGATACCCTGACAAGCGCTTTCAGACCTCTGGCGAGTGGGCCAGTACAGGACTATTCGGTCAGCATCTGTTCAACACAGGCGGCAAGTTTGTCACTGTGGTCGAGGGCGAGTATGACGCGCTAGCGGCCTTCCAGTTGAGCGGTAGCCAGTACCCAGTGGTCAGTATCAGGAACGGTGCTAGCGGCGCTCTGAAGGACTGTAAGGCGTCCTACGAGTGGCTGGATAGCTTCGAGACTATCGTGATCTGCTTCGACGCTGACGAGGTCGGACAGAAGGCAGCTGTCGAGGTTGCTAATCTGTTCTCTGGCAAGTCTAAGATTATGAAGCATCGCGGTGACTACAAGGACGCCTGTGACTATCTCGCAGCTAATGACTACGAGGGATTCAAGAAGGCTTTCTGGCAGGCTGAGAAGTTCGTACCTGATGGCATCATCTCAGGCAAGGCTCTGTGGGAGGACGTCAACAAGCCTATGGAGAGGGCCGAGGTGGTCTATCCGTTTGCTGGTGTCAATTCACTGACCTACGGCATCAGGCAGGCTGAGCTTGTCACTGTTACTGCTGGGTCTGGTCTGGGCAAGAGTCAGTTCATGCGTGAGGTTGTGTATCATGTACTCAACAACACGGACAGCAACATCGGCTTACTGTTCTTAGAGGAGTCTGTGCGTAAGACTGCTCTGTCGTTGATGTCGCTGTACGCCAACAAGCCCCTACACTTACCGACTACGGTATCGACTGAGGAGGAGCGTAAGGCTGCTTTCGACGCTGTGCTTGGTAGTGATCGGATGTTTATGTTCGACCACTTCGGCAGCACAGACGTGGACAACATCGTGTCACGTGTTCGATACATGGCTAAGGCTCTCGACTGTCGCTACGTGTTCCTAGATCACGTCTCGATAGTTGTGTCGGCTCAGTCGCATCTGGACGAGCGTAAGGCGCTTGACGAGATAATGACCAAGCTGAGGATGGTGGTACAGGAGACAGGCATCGCTCTGTTTGTTGTGTCGCATCTGAAGCGTCCTGAGAAGAAGGGACACGAAGAGGGTGCTGCTACGTCTCTGGCTCAGCTCAGAGGCTCTGGCAGCATCGCACAGCTGTCTGACATCGTCATCGGTCTGGAGCGTAATGGTCAGGCTGACGACGTTACCGAACGTAACACTACGAAGGTGAGGATACTGAAGAACCGATTCTCTGGAGAGACGGGCTGGTGCTCTGACCTACTATTCACTAAAGATACTGGACGCATGACTGAGTGCATCCTACCAAACGAGGAGACGCTGTAATGAGATGTAAGGCGTGTAATGCTCAGCTGAGCGACAAAGAGATGACGACCCGTGACAGACTCACTGGGGATTTTGTAGAACTGTGTGGCTACTGCTTTTTCATTAGCGAGGAAGCTATGCTAGACGATGATCAAGCCGACGATGATTATGTGTCGGAAAGGAGCGCCTATGAAGATAGCGACTATTGACATCGAGACGACCACGACACTGGACACCATCTGGTGCTGTGGGATTCATTATCACGATGGAGGTAGTATTATTGCAACGACCCCTGAGGCTTTTACCGCAGCTATGGAAGGTGTTGATACGGTTGTGACCTATAACGGTATATCGTTCGACATCCCGCTACTACAGGCTCTCTGGGGCATCTCGTTCGACGGCATCGGGATCATCGACGCTATGGTGATGTCTAGGCTGTACAATCCGAGCTTGGAAGGCGGTCATAGTCTACGTGCTTGGGGTGACAGGCTTAACTGGCCGAAGGGCGACTTCACGGACTACGATGGTGGTTACTGTGAGGAGATGGCTTTGTACTGTCAGCGTGACGTCGAGTTGACTACGAAGGTCTACTACGAAGTCAAGAAGCTGCTGGAGGAGGATGGCTTCAGTCAGGACAGTGTGGACTTGGAACACGCTGTGACTACTGAGCTGGCTCTACAGGAGCGTAACGGCTTCAAGATAGACCTAGCACACGCTAACCAGCTCTACTCTACTCTGACTCACAGGATGCGTCAGATCGAGGACGAGCTACAGTCTAAGTTTCCTCCTATCGTGACTGAGAGGTGGTCTGAGAAGACAGGTAAGCAGTTGAAAGACTCTGTCGAGGTGTTCAACGTAGGCTCACGTCAGCAGATAGTCAAACGACTGTCGGGCGCTGGTGTACGCTTCACTGAGAAGACTGAGGCAGGACAGTACAAGGTAGATGAGACAGTGCTGGGTGCTATAGATCATCCAGACGCTCAGTTAGTCGCTGAGTACCTGATCGTCCAGAAGAGAGCCTCACAGGTCTCTAGCTGGCTGGAAGCAGTCGGTGAGGATGGTAGGGTACACGGGCGGGTAATCAGCTCAGGAGCCGCTACAGGGCGTATGACGCACATTGCTCCTAATATGGCTCAGATACCTTCAGTCAGAAAGGTCTACGACGGTATGTCACACATTGACAGAGTCAAGGCTGAGTATGGAGCAGCATGCCGAGCGTGCTGGACTGTCGAGGAAGGTAACAAGCTGGTCGGTGTGGACGCTAGCGGTCTGGAGCTTAGGATGCTCGCCCATTACATGAAGGACAGTGACTACGTCAGCACGATCCTTGATGGCGACATCCACAGCGAGAACCAGAAGGCTGCTGGACTAGACACCAGAGACCAAGCTAAGACCTTCATCTACGCTTTCTTGTATGGCGCTGGAGACGCTAAGATAGGCTCCATCGCAGGCAAGGGAGCAACACATGGTAAGAAGTTGAAGCGTGACTTCCTGAACAACGTACCCTCACTCAAGGCTCTCAAGGACTTGGTCGAGAACATTGCCGACAAGAGCGGCTCTCTGCCTAGTCTGGA